CAGGGGGCAAGACAGCTCTAGCATCATATGCTGCTGCTCTATTTCTAATAAAAGAGCATACTGGTATGAGTGATGCAAAGATAGAAGAAACCTTAAAGAAAGCTTTCGGTGAAATTGATGATTCACTACTAGAAAATGCATGGTATCAAGAAAATAATTATCTGATTCCAGGAGTATATATTTTAACTGAAGATATAGCAGACTTAAATACAGGCGAAATAATTGCAGACTGTAATACAAAAGTTATAGTAGAGAATCATTTATCTCCAGCTGGAAGTATTTTTGATATAAATATATACAAGGTAAAACATATTAGAACAAATAAAGAAATTTATATAACGGCAAGAGAGATAAAAAGATGAAAAACGGATTGTCATTCAACGAATATTTTAAACAATGGGAAGATGCAGCAGCAAATGCAGTAGGTCATGGTGGAGTTGCAATGCCGGCTGACATGATGCCCAAAGATAAACAAAAGAAACATAAGACTCAAGTTCAAAAAAGAATATATGATGGTCGAACCAAAGAGGGTAGAAAGTTTGTAGAACGCATCCTCGCTAGGAGACAAGCTCGTGAAAATACTAAGAAAACTTCTGAGTAAATTAAATAACTTATTACAACGCATATGGCGATGGCTCTATCGTCAATTTAAAACAAGATATACCATCTCGGTTTCATTTGATTCTGAGTGGGGAAATGCTGATGATAGAGAATATACCAATGTTAAAAAGGTAATCAAACAAAATTTTAAGGAATTAAAGTTTAGGACACATGACGGACGAACCATTCATATTAAAGGTATAAATGGGTTACGCTATAGAATAGAGGAAGAATAATATGCAACAAGCATTGATAGGTATTATTTTAGTGCTGGGTTTAGGAAGCTGGTACCTATATAATCAAAATGAAACACTCAAATCAAATAACATAAAACTAGAAAATGCTGTAGAACAACAGCAACAAGCAATGGACAGCTTAAGAGAGTCATACGAAAAACAAGGTAAGGCTCTACAAAATATGAGTAGAGTAAATGCTCAGATAGAACAAGAAAAGGCCGAATATTTAGCAATATTCTCTAGGCATAATTTAGACATACTTGCACTAAAGAAGCCTGGTCTCATTGAGAAGCGATTTAATGATGCAAGTGAAAAAGTGATGGAGGGTTTAGAAGATGATACAGAAAGCTTATATAATCTCGGCACTAATCCTAATTAGTGGTTGTTCTCTCATACCAGAGAGACAAATCGATATAGTATCCAAACCAATACAAATAGATATTATGCAACCAGACTTGCCTAGGGCTGTGCAACTTACTGCCCCAAAATGGTATGTCGTATCAGAGGCAAGAATTGCAAATCTTTGCAAGAAGGTTGAAGATAAAAGACCTAAAACATGTGAATTATCTGAAAGAGAAAATCCAGAATGGCCTGAAGGTTATACATACCTTGATAGGTTTCTTGATGAAATGAAAGAACAAAATAATGGCGACATAGTATTTGTTGCCACTTCTGTTGGAGACTACAAAGTTATGGCCGAAGATATGCAAGAATTAAAAAGGTATATTAAACAACTCGGCGAAGTAGTAGTTTATTATCGTAATGTAACTATGCCTGATGGAGAAAAAGGTATGGGAGTTGCGATTGAGAAGAAAGACTAATGATTTCAATATTAGTTACAGTCTTTAAATCAATCGTAACAATGCTGTTAAAAACGGCAGCACTTAAATTTCTCCACCCATATCTATTAAAACTAGACAAATGGTGCGAAGATACTCTTGGTATAGATTTAATCAAACAAGAGAAAAAGTTTTGGGAAAAATATCCAGGCATATATCAACGCATTGAAGAACTAGAGCAAGAAAATCTAAATCTTGCATATCAGATAGAACAAATAGAAAATAAATTAAAATAACACTGTACAAACCATCGAGTTTGTGTTATAATATATACTAATTATGAATGGAACTAATACTATTAATGTAACTAAGCGAGATGGTTCTTCCCAGGCATTTGATTTAGATAAGGTACACAAAGTACTTGAATGGGCAACTGCTGATATTAGTGGAGTATCAATGTCAGAAATTGAGCTCAAAGCTAATATACAGTTGTATGATAAAATACCAGCCTATGATATACACGAACTCTTAATTAAATCTGCTGCAGAACTCATATCAGAAATTACACCTAACTATCAGTTTGTAGCTGCTAGGCTAATATCTTATAAATTAAGAAAAGAAGCCTATGGTCAATATGACATACCAGCTTTAAATGATATTATAAAAAGAAATATTGAATTGGGTGTATATGATGCAGAAATACTACTGCATTATACTGAAGATGAAATAACAGAATTAAATGATTATATCAAACATGATAGAGATAATACATTTACTTATGCTGGAATGGAACAATTTAGAGGCAAGTATCTTGTACAAGACAGAAGGTCCAAATTAGTATACGAAACTCCGCAAGTGTTATATATGATGGTATCAGCTACATTATTTGCTAAATATCAACACGATAGGATAAAATATGTTAAAGAATATTATGACGCAATTAGTCAATTCTATATCTCTTTACCGACGCCGATTATGGCTGGAGTTCGAACGCCTACTCGCCAGTTTTCGTCTTGTGTACTTATTGAATCCGGCGATAGCCTGGATTCCATTAATGCTACTAGTACTAGTATTGTTAAGTATATAAGTAAAAAAGCAGGGATTGGTATAGGTGCAGGTTCAATAAGAGGATTAGGGGCTAAGATTGGGGATGGCTCAGTTGTACATACTGGGCTGATACCCTTTTTAAAATATTTTCAAAGTGCTGTAAAGAGCTGCTCTCAAGGAGGTGTTCGTGGAGGAGCCGCGACCGTATATTTACCGGTCTGGCACTTTGAATTTGAGGACTTAGTTGTACTAAAAAATAATAAAGGTACAGAAGAAACTAGAGTCCGTCACATGGACTATGCATTTCAGTTTAATAAACTGATGTATGAACGATTATTAACTAATGGTAATATAACATTCTTTGACCCTAATGATACTCCTGGTTTGTATGAAGCCTTCTTCGCAGACCAAGATGAGTTTAAAAGATTATACGAGAAATATGAAAAGACTACTTCTATTAGGAAGAAATCACTTCCAGCATTAGAGGTATTCCAAATGTTTTTAACTGAAAGAAAAGATACAGGTCGTATATATCTAATGAATGTTGACCATGCAAATGACCATGGGGCATTCGACCCTAAAGTTGCTCCTATTCGTATGAGTAACTTGTGCTGTGAAATTGATTTACCAACAAAACCGCTGAATAGTTATAACGACAAAGAAGGAGAAATTTCACTATGCACACTATCAGCAATTAACTGGGGACTAATAAATGAACCAACTGAATTTGAAAAATATTGTACTCTTGCTGTCCGCGCTCTTGATGAGCTTCTTGATTATCAAGGCTATCCAATCGATGCAGCAAGAAAAAGTACATTATCTAGACGCCCCCTTGGGGTGGGAATCATCAACCTCGCATATTTCCTAGCGAAAAGAGGTTTGAAATATGACAAGTCTGCATACAAGATAATAGATGAATATGCAGAAGCTTGGTCATATTATTTAATAAAAGCGAGTGCTGACCTTGCTGTTGAGAAAAGAAAAATAATATATAATAGTGATACGAAATATTCTAAAGGAATACTTCCTATCGATACTTATAAAGGGGCGATAGATAAACTTGTAAAGAGAGCTCCGAGAATGCCGTGGCACGATTTGCGAGAGCAACTCAAGGCGACGGGTATCCGAAATAGCACTCTCATGGCATTAATGCCGGCTGAAACATCTGCCCAGATTAGTAATAGTACAAATGGTATTGAGCCTCCACGAGCCTTGGTATCATACAAACAAAGCAAAGATGGAGTCATGGCCCAAGTAGTTCCAGGCTATCACCATTTAAAAAATAAGTACGACTTGCTATGGGACCATAAATCGCCTAACGGATACTTAGGTATCTGTGGTATATTACAGAAATACATAGACCAAGGTATTTCAGTAAATACATCTTATAATCCAGAACACTTTGAGGATAATAAGGTTCCTATGTCGGTAATGATAACCGATATAGTTACAGCATACAAATACGGACTCAAACAATTATATTACTTCAACACATTTGATGGTGCAGGAGATACTATAGAAGATGACCATCATACATATTATACAGGTACTGAGTCCACCAATGAACAAGACGAAGACGACTGCGAAAGTTGCAAAATATAAGGAATAGGAAATTGTCAGTATTGAAAAAGAATAAAAAATCACATTTAGAAAAAGCCATGTTTTTTGATGAAGGAGTTGATGTCGCAAGGTACGACCAAGTCAAATATCCTAACATTGAAAAAATTACAGATAAACAATTAGGTTTCTTTTGGAGACCAGAAGAGATAGATGTATCAAAAGATAAAAAGGACTTTCATGAGCTTACGAAACACGAACAACATATATTCACATGTAACCTTAAAAGGCAAATACTTTTGGACTCTGTACAAGGCAGGGCTCCGAACCTTGCTTTCTTACCTATATGTTCGTTACCTGAAGTAGAAAATTGGATTGAAACATGGTCCTTTTTTGAAACAATACATTCAAGGTCATATACACATATTATTAGAAATGTTTATGCAGACCCAAGTAAAGTATTTGATGAAATGCTAGATATACAAGAAATCATAGAATGCGGTAATGACATTGCTAAATACTATGATGATTTAATTGATTGTAATAATGGACCAACAAATAAAATGGACCATAAGAGAGCATTATGGATGTGCATGTTATCAGCCAATGCATTAGAAGGTATCAGATTTTATGTATCATTTGCATGTAGTTGGGCATTTGCAGAATTAAAGAAAATGGAAGGTAATGCTAAGATTATTAAATTTATATGTAGGGACGAAAATACTCACCTTGCAGCAACTACTACCATGATAAAAGGTTTAATGAGAGAAGATAAAGATTTTGCAAAGATTGCAAAAGAAATGGAACCACAAGCCATTGAATTATTTAAACAAGTTATAGAGCAGGAAAAAGCATGGGCACAATACCTATTTAAAGATGGCTCTATGATTGGATTAAATGAGAGCATTTTAAAAGATTATGTTGAATGGATTGGTAGTAAAAGAATGAGAGCACTAGGTTTAACTAGCCCATACAGTGTTCCACAAATGAATCCACTTCCATGGACTGAAAAATGGATTAGTGGTGGTAATGTACAAGTTGCCCCACAAGAAACAGAAATCAGCTCATATGTTGTGGGCGGAGTAAAACAAGATGTCGATGAAAAAACTTTATCGAATCTATCACTATAAGGAAGAATGTCAGATATAGCAGGAATAATGATAACGTTTTGTATAGCACTAAGTGGATTGCTATATGTAACATACGATAATTTAGAATATAAAGGGTACCCAAGGAATAGTAGTTGCACGGGAGAATGTTATGAAGAATATGTACGAATTAATGGAACGACTGTGGAACAGCTTCGAGCTAAGCAAGCCCAAGCAGCCGAGGACCCATTCTCGTCTATACGCTCATTATGGACCGGTTGTGCGGCGTGCCATGGTCAAGAGGGACAGGGAATTGCAGTGTTCCCAAAATTGGCAGGACAAGATGCCGGGTATATCGCAGGAAGACTTCGAGCATATAAAAATAAAGAAGAAGTCGGACCAATGAGTTCTACTATGTGGGCTCAAGCAGGAATGTTATCTGATAGCGATATAGATACTATAGGAAAATTTATAGAAGAAACAATGAAATGAAAGATGTTTGGAAAAGAGATATACCATCAGCAGTGGACGACGCGGCAGATGTAATGAGTAAATATAATAGACAAATGGAAATGGATTATACATCAACAAATGCAAAGACAGCAAGTCAAATAGGTATTAGGTGGACGCCTGAAGAAGCTTCACCAGAAGTAATAAAAGAATGGCAAGAGACAGATGGTAAATGGTGGGCAGATAAAGCCCTATTGTTTGTAGCTGGAGCCTCACTTACTCAGGGTGTCATGTTAGGTTTCATGGCATTAACAATGTATTTAATTAAATTAGGAGCAGGTTAATGATAGAGATATGGGGTAAAACACAATGTCCATATTGTGATAAGGCAAAGGCTTTATGCGAACAAAATAATTATGAATATGTTTATAAACAACTTGACGAGGATTTTACTAGGGAGCAAGTATTCGAAGAGTTTCCTGGAGCAAGAACATTTCCACAAATAAAAATTGATGGAGAAACTATTGGAGGTTATCAGCAACTGGAAACCTGGCACAATACAGACTGGAATGAAAAATGATTCTAGAATGCGAATATTGCTATAGTAGAATTGTTATTAGACCAGATGATAGAGATGTTAAAATTAATTTCTGTCCACATTGTGGAGAACCCACAAATGAAGATTTGGAAGAGCTAGATTTTGACTATGAGTAATGATTGGATATATAAAGGAGTTACATTTAAACCACCTGATAATTTTTCATCAGATGATTATTACGGTTTTGTATATTGTATAACAAATAGAGCATCTAATAGAAAGTATATTGGTAAAAAATTCTTTTGGAGTAAAAAGACCCTACCCATAACCAAGACAAGAAAAAGAAGAAAAAGACTGCTAGTTGAATCAGACTGGCGAGATTATTTCGGTTCAAACAAATATTTACAAGAAGAAATCACCACGGCCGGCCAGGATTTTTATTATAGAGAAATACTACATTTATGTAAATCCAAAGGAGAATGTGCTTACCTTGAAGCTAAGGAGCAATTTGACAGAGGAGTTCTATTATCAGATGATTATTATAATGGAATTATTCAGGTCAGAATAGGTGCAAAAAGTGTTAAAAATCTGTTTACAAATGATTAAAAATATGATATAATATATCTATTAATAATAAAAAAAGCATATGGGCAAAATAATAAAATTTCCATCAGGCGAAGATATTACGACCAAGGAAAAACGGCTAGAAAATAAATATAAAGCCATAAGTGATGAATTAGTTACTACATCTCAGTATCTATTTGATGTCATAGAGGAATTTATATTAACCGGTCAGGCGTCGGAAATACAAGACCTACAAGAAATGAATATACGCGACGAGGTATTTCAGGAATCTAGGGATATGTATGTTTTAATTAATATATTAAATTCTACATTAAATAGGTTTATGGGTATGCCACATTTATTACATAGAGAAATGGATAAATTGTATATCAAATTAAAGAAGGCACAAGACGGCGACTTTATTGTAGATACTGACGAGATTATATTTTCTCCAGACTTTGATATTAATATACCTTTGGATAAAGACGAAGGTGGACTTAATGAGGACGAACCAGATGATACTGATTGATTATTCACAGATTGCATTATCAAACATTATAGTGCAAAAATTAAATGATGAAAATATGATACGACATATGATATTAAATAGTATTCGTATGTACAATAAAAAATACAGAGACGAATACGGCCAAATGGTTATATGTGCTGATGGTATGAATAACTGGCGTAGAGAGTATTTTCCTCCATATAAAGCAAACAGAAAGAAAAGCAGAGATGATTCAGGTCAAGACTGGACAGAAATCTTTAGAATATTACACATGGTTAAAGATGAAATAAAAGAATATCTGCCATATAAAGTATTACATATAGAAGGCTGTGAGGCAGATGATATTATAGGTACACTTGCATTACAAACACAAGAATTTGGTATGCATGAACCTGTAATGATTGTATCATCTGATAAAGATTTTATACAGTTACAAAAATTTAATAATGTAAAACAATTCAGCCCTATACAAAAGAAACAGGTTTCTGACCCAAATCCAAGACAATATCTTTGGAACCATATATTCCGTGGAGACGCTGGTGATGGTGTACCAAATGTACTATCTGGAGATAATACCTTTATATCTGAAATGAAGCAAACACCCTTGCGTCAAACAAAGATAGATGATTGGATTCACAATGCTGAAAGATTGGCTGATGTAATGCCAGAAGAACAATACAGAAATTATCAGCGTAATAAAACACTTATTGATTTAACACAAGTGCCTGAAAACCTACAAGAAACCATTATAAATAATTTTAACAGTCAAATACCGGCACCAAGAATGAAAGTGCTTAACTATTTAATAAAGAAAAGATGTAATAACTTGATTGAAGTCGTGGAGGAATTTTACAATGGCTAAAAAATTAATATCAGAGGTCCTATCTGAGGCTTCTAAAATAACTAAAAAAGCAGATAGAATGACCTATTTGCAACAAAATAAATCACCAGCATTAATGGATATTCTTAGAATAAACTTTGATGATGATGTAATATCAGTATTACCTACAGGAGCTCCTAGTTACGAAAAGGATGATGCACCTGCTGGGCATGAATATCTAAATTTACATAGAGGACATAGAAGATTTAAATACTTCTTTAAGGGCCCTATTGCAAATGAAACACCACCTATACGAAGAGAAGGAATGTTTCTGTCCCTTATTGAAACACTACATGGTGATGAAGCAGAATTGGTCATAGCGGCCAAAGATAAATCACTAAAATATAAAGGTATCACAAAGAAATTTATACAAGATACCTTTCCAACTTTAATAAAAAAATAAGGAGGTAAATCGGCAAAAACCCTATATCATGATCTTTTTTAACTTAACAATGAGGAGAGACTTATGGTTATTAAAATTGATCGCCTTAAAAAAGACAAAAGAGAGGCAATATATTATCAAAACCGATTGAAAAGAAAAGGTAAAGATGTATTGGCATATAAGATGCAAAAACGCATTATCAATATAGATTTACATATTCAACAAATAAAAAGATTAACTTAGGAGGCACAACCGGTGGGGTCGGTTGAGGCCCCACAAAACTGGATTATATTATGACACAACAATTTGACCCAAAAGAAATTAAAAATTCTAAAAGAATATTTAAATCGGCAACACCAAAATATACTATTGATTGGTATATAAAATGGATTGCAAGTGTTTTAGTTTTGGGTGCTATGTCTGTTCGAGGCATAGATGGTCTAGAATACTATGAC